TGCTAACCGCAGACTGAACACCCTCTGGAAGAGCCTCACCAACTGTGCTTCTTGCAATTGCTTCTTTCCAAGTTGGCTCGTCCATCTTGACGGGCTTACCTTGGACTTGAGGAGGCTTCTTAACAGCACGACCCAATAAGGCTTCAGCACCAATAGCGCCTTCAAACGCACCAGTGGCAGTAGATGCGGCTTGCCTTGGTAGATTCTGTAGAGAATACTCTGCGGCTTTTTGGGCCAAGCGTTCTGCTTCTTCTTCAGGAACCCCTTTATCAAGAAGTTCTTGTTTAACTGTGGCGTAGTCTTGGCCTTTCTGACCACCTAAACCAACAGCGCCACCGATAGTGGCGGCAGGCAATGCGGAGGCAACCTTCTGCGCCGCTTTAGCAGACATGCCAAGGCCGGTAAGTCTGGCAACAGCCGCAGGGATAGTAGCTTGTGGGGCTAAGAATGTACCAGCCACATATGGAACCATAGAGCCAGCAGCTTGAGCAAGAGTCTGTAGCGGTGCTTCACCAACAGCACCAAGCTTGGCTTTGATCTCTTCTAAAGTGTTGCCTTCTGCGGCCTTCTCAAGTTGTTGGCGACGCTGAATCTCAGCCTGACGCTCAGGCGTCATGGTTTCACCAGCAAGTTGCTGAATACCGCTTAACTTCTTGGAGACAACATTTTCTGCGCCAGCAAGATCGGAAAGGCTTTGAGTTGTACCGGCTACGCCCTGACCAAAGGAAAGGGCTAGGTCTTTAAGAGAGAACCCAGCACTAGGTTGCTTTACGGCTTCTTGAAAAGAAAAAGACTTCTTGTCCTTGTCTTCTTTGGGTGCGTTAAATGCCTCTTCAAACGAGAATTCTTTTGCCATTACAAACTCCTGTGAGGCTATTATTGCACTGGTTCAAATGCTTTACCATTCCATTTTGCTGGGCCTCTGGCAGTTTGATAAACAGTTCCAACGTTTAAATCACTTGGCCCTGCTCCGGCTGGGATCGGCTTGGCTGCGGAAGGCAGTGTGTTTATACCACCACCGCTTATGCCAAATGTTTTATCCAAGTCGATAATAGCTTTGTCATACAACTCTTTTTGCTTTTTGCCATAAGGAGTGTCGCTCATTAAATGCTGGAAACGCTCATCAATTTTATTCTTAGCGTCAATGTAAGCTTTGCTCTTGCGTGCGTCAGTGCCTTCCACAGAAGCTGCACCGCCAGCCAACGCCGCACGTTTGATTGACTCCTCAACAGACATGCCTTTGTTTTCAGCCCTGATAGCTGCGGCACGGTTCATGAGATTGTCTTGAGCGCCCATGCCAGCAACCTTAAGCTGGTTCTTCATCTTGGCTTCTTCAAGCAATCTGTTCTGACGCAGTTCCTCAGCCTTATCCTCAGACAAGTTAAGAGCCTTAGCAATCTCTGCGCTTTCTTTATTAATTCTGTCTTTCTCGGTTTTAGTAAGAGTGAACATGCCAAGACGTTCGCCGTACTGAGCTTCTTTCTTCTTAGCGCCAAGATCGAGAATTTTTTCCATCAATGCATCTTGTTGAGTCTGGCGTTCTTTCTGTAGAGCACCAACTCTAGCCGCACCAATAGCTCCAGACTGCGCCCAGTTACGGCCACCAGCTTGCGCTATTTGACCCAAGTACTCCATCAATGCTTCGTAACCCTGTTTAGGAGCGTTTAAACGTTCCTTACGGGCTTTAAGCTCTGACGCCATTTCATCGTAAATGGACGTGTCTTTTGCGCCAACTTCTTTTAAGTACTTCTGTTTAAACGCTTCTTCATCAAACTTTTGATTATCAGCAAGTGATCTTTGCAGGAAGTCACGACCAACACCAACTGATGGAAGCTTTGCCAAATCAGTCAAGCCAGCAGGCATAGGAGCGCTATCTCTAGCGGCAGAAGCATTAACGTTTGCAGAAGGTGGACGATCTCCGGAAGTAACAAAAGGCACTGAAGACGATACTGCTGGAGTACCAGTCATACGTGGGTCTGGTTGACGACGGAAATTAGGATCGGTTGGGGATGGCTTTGGCCGCATATCATCTTTTAGCGCCTGCAACTGCATTTCTACTTCTTTGGCTTGTGGAGCGCCAGCAGATTTTAAGAAATCAGCTTTTTGTTTTAACTCAACCAGTTTTTTAACGCGCTCTTGCTCGGCTGCCCGAAGTTCTGCTTTGGCTTCTTCCTCCGGAGTTGGCCCACTAAAACCAGACAATTCTCCTGACGATGGAATGTTGCCACCATTGGTAAACCCAATAATTCCACCACCAGCATAACCTTCACCTATGTTAGTTGGTAGGTTGTCAATGCCCTGCGCCTGCATGGGAGGGCGTGGTGCGTTTGGAGGGACAGCCATAGGCAGTCCTTCTTTACGTTGTTGCTGTTGAGCCTGTTGCATCATCTGCGCTTGGATAGCTTGACGGGCACGCTCTTGTAAGCTTTGAGCAACAGTCGGCATGTCTGTTGGAGTTTGCAATGCTTGTTGAATACCCGCAGCATTACGGCCTTGGGTGATGTCGTTTAAAGCAAGCAACTGGCGCAGATCCCGTGGGATCCCACCATTTTGTTGTTTGTCTTTCTCAACTTTCTGAGCCAAGGGCTGAGGATTGCCCAAATATGCAGCTGCAATCTTATTGACTGGTGTAGGTGTAAACATTTAAATATCCTCTTTACGATTTCACGCCAAGGCCCAGCGTATCAAGCAATTTTGCTACAGTTGTTGCACCACCAGCGGCAGACTCCAAAAAGTTTGGCTGAGATAAGTTGTAGTTTGTTGCAGTGATTGGCAAACCTTGGAGCAAAGACTGCTGGAACTGAAGCATCTTATAAGGATTTGCCCTAGCTTCTTCAAACGCTGCTTTATCAGCTGCGATGCCTTCAGACTCAATACCACGTTGTACAGCGCCTAATCCAACCTGTTGTTGCAACTGACGCAAACCAAGATCACCGCTAGATATGCCCAAGTTGCCTTGAGTCTGAGCCGCTTGGAGAGCGGTGTTAAGACCAGCCAAACCTTGCGTAGCACCAAACTGTCTGGATTGTTCTGCGGCTGTTTGTGCGGATTGACCAAATTGAGCAGCAGACTGAGCGCCAGTCATGGCTTGCTGTTGTTGGAACTGACGTGCAGCTTCCTGAGCTTGCTGTGCAGACATGCCATACTGAGCCATCATCTGAGCCGCAGACATGCCCTGCTGAGCGCCAAACTGTTTAGATTGCTCAGATGCTTGTTGCGCCTGCATATTACGGGCTTGGTCAGCGTTGTACTGAGCCATAGCGTTTTGATACGCAGTGTCGTAGCCCTTACCAGTGATGTTGGCTAGGTTAGTGCCAAGGTTACGCTGACCTTCTGCGGTCAAGATAGCCTGACGACCACCACCAAACGCACCAGCCTTGGTCATTGCAGCTTTGTTTTGCTGCTCAGTAATATCTGCTTGACGACGTGCTTCAGCCAACTGCGGGTTAAGCGATGTCTGCAAGTACGGATTCATGTACTGCTGGGCTTGATCTCCACCAAATGTGCCTGATGTAAACGCAGTGTTTTGATACTGATTGGGGGCTTGGAATTGATTGGTAAAGTTGGTAGCCGTACCAGCCGTAGGCGCATTAAACTGATTTGTAAACTGCGCAGGGGTGTACGCCATGCCTTGCGCTTTACTGGCGATATCTCCAGCAGTTTGAGCGGCAGTGCCTACGCTACCGGGAACTGATAAGTTAGCCGCAGTACCAAACGCTTGTTGTTGCAAAGGAGAAGCGCCTGCTGTTAATGGGCCACCATATTCTTGATATGGGGCTTCAGCCAAAGCCTGACCTTTACCTAGCATGTTGGTAATGTAGTCGCCAGCCCAGCTTGATGGGGCTTGCTCTGTACCGGTGACGCCAGCAGAAGCGGCTGTAGCGGCTGTAGGAGTTGTACCACCAGCGGCAAAACTTGCAACAGCACCGCCAGCAGCCATTCCACTAGATTTTTGACGCTCATCCATCAAATCACGAATATCCCGCGCTTCCACAAAAGCGTTGTATAAATTCCTTGGGGAATTCTGCATAAGATTTCGTTCAGCAATTTGGGGCAATCGATCTGAAAAATGTTTTTGCTGTTTTGCAAGGTGTTGTGGTGAACGTGCAGCTTTTAGGAATCTTTCAAGGTCGGCGGCAGTAAGTTCTGGAACTGGAGCGCCGATTGGATTTTGAAGTACAGAGCCGGGGACTGGGCCGTTTTCAACCCATGCCTGTGGCCGTTTTGGCGGTGCAAGCATGCCCCTTGCTGTCTTAGCCAATGAACCTAAGCCTCGTGCAATGGGTGCGGCAAACATCTCTGGGTGACTCCCCTCAAGACCTTGCTGTTTTGCCAAGTACTCACGGTATCTTGGGTTTGACAAGTCTCGCTCTTCAAGCACACTAAAGTAGTCGTCAGTTAATCCACCTTTGGCATAACCTTGAGCTAAACCACCGGGCATAAACTTATCTGCGTTGATTTTCTTGCCTTGCTTCTTTGTGCCGGTACGAGCCTGACGGATCTTGTCCATCATGCTGTACAGTTTCTTAGCACCGGCATCAGAATTACCATTGCCTAGATGGGAAACAACATCCGCAGGAACAACAAACTCACCATGGCTAAGGGCGGCTGGTTGGTCTTCACCAATTTGAGCGGGGATTTTGTCGGCCATACCGTCAGTTTCACCTTGTAAATAACGACCAGTTGAACCACCTTTTGCAAAAGTTTGATTCTCGTTCATTGGCTCAGAATTTAAACGATTAAACATTGCTGCAATATTTTGTTGTGGCGCAATACCTTTGTACTGCTCATACGCCCTATCCATAGCACCACCCACTGACCCAGAACTCATTCGCCCAAAGTACGGGGAGTCGTACATATCGGCAGTAGCATACATATTTGACGGATCATTTAAGTACGCTTTGTACTCAGGCGATTTATAAAACGGATCGTCTTGTGCTACCGGTTTTTGAGGAATCTGTGGTGCTGCGGGAGCTGAAGCCACTGGAGCAGTACCGCCAGTAAGACCACCACCTATTAAAGAAGCAAGACCGCCACCAATAGGTGAAGAACCTTTAGGCACAAAAGATACATCACCACCATAGCGAGTGCCACCAGAACCGGGGCGACGGTTTGGATCTGGCGCAGTGACCATGTTACGTACTGCGTCATACTTAGGAATGCCACCTTGGTAGCCAACTTTGTTTGCTTTGGGGTTCAAAGCACCGGTCAAACCTGCAACACCGCCACCAAAAACACCTGCTAATGCTGCTAATTGTTTCCCGCTATAAGCTGTGCCAAGCAGTTTATTAAGGGCATCTGTAATACCAGAGTTTGGCTCACTTGCACTACGGGGTGTATAGCCACCAGTGCCGCTGTTAACGGTAATTGTGCCGTCTGGGTTTACTGTGTAAGAAGTCCCTGCGCCACCATCACCAACTAAATATTCGCCGTAATCGCCACCGCCATAATCCGTAATGCCGGGGAAAGATGGCGTTACAGGAATGTCATAAGGATCAAGATTTGAATATGTTGGCTCATCATCATCTACGTATGAGTAGTTGCCATCTTCATCAGGGCCGACGTAGTATCCCATAATTATTTCCTTTATTCGGCTTCACCGCCAACGGGGGTTAAATCAATATCCGTCCCAAACAAGTCTTCCCCAAAAAGATCTTTGTAGGATTTTATCTTAGCAACTTCATTATTGCTACTCATCATTGCCAACAGCGCTTGCAGCTGGTTGTTTTTACTGGAAGCTGCTTCAGACTGCGCTCTTGCCACTGCATCTGCTTTTGCTTTAGCGGCTGCGGCTGCTTGAGATTTAGCAAGTGCAGCAGCTTGGGATTGTTGTTGGTTCAAAAGGTTCTGGAATAGCGCCTTAGTCTCCGCAGACTGTTTGCCCAGTCCAGATGTAAGCTGTCCACCAAACTCAGTTTCCAAATCCGCAATTCGTTGAGCCATCTCTTCTTCGGATAAACCAAACTCAGCTAGTAGCTCTTCTCTTGTCTTTTCAAGACTACCTTCAATATCTTCAAAATTACCACCAAACTCAGTTTCTAAGTCTGCAATTCTTTGGTTAATCTCGTCTTCTGTAACGCCAAACTCAGCTAGTAGCTCTTCCCGTGTCTTGCCAAGACTGCTTTCAATATCTTCCAGATTACCGCCAAACGTAGTTTCTAAATCTGCAATCCGTTGCTGCATTTCTTCTTCCGACAACCCAAATTCAGCAAGTAAATCTTCCCTTGTTTTTTCAAGGCTGCTCTCAATATCACCAAAGTTACCGCCAAACTCAGCTTCTAAGTCCGCAATGCGCTGGTTAATTTCGTCTTCTGTAACGCCAAATTCGGACAGCAATTCTTCTCGCGTTTTACCAAGGCTACTCTCAATGTCTTTAAAACTACCACCAAACTCGGACTCAAGATCGGCAATACGCTGGTTAATCTCGTCTTCCGTCACACCCAATTGGTCAAGCAAGTCTTCTCGTGTTGTGCCAAGACTTTCTGCAAGTTCATCAACACCGGTCTGTGTTTCAGCAAGTTTGGACTCTAAGCCTTTAGTAGACTCGGTAAGCTGCCCACCAAATTCAGACTCAAGATCAGCAATCCTTTGCTGTAAACCTTCTTCGGTAATACCAAGCTCGTTAAGCAAATCATCTTTGGTAGTTCCTAGGCTTTCAGCAAGCGCATCTACGCTGTCTTGAGTTCCCGCAATCTTAGACTCCAAACCTTGAGTAGCACCAGTAAGTTGCCCGCCAAATTCAGATTCCAAATCAGCAATACGTTGCTGCATTTCTTCTTCTGTAGTACCTAGTTGCGTAAGAAGGTCTTCTTTGGTTGTGCCAAGACTCTTAACAAGGTCTTCTTCTGTTAAACCAGCGGGGATGTTGCTAATTGCATTCTGAATGTCTTCAGGTGTGGCAAAGTTTTGCCCGCTAATAATTTCTTGAATGTCATCGGGTGTAACTGCGCTCTGTTTAAACTGTTCAAGCTGGCTAAGGAAATCATCCAACCCAGCTGGTTGTTGTTGAACCGTGGTTGGATTTTCTTCTTCTTCTGGAGGGATGTAGCCCTCACCGCCCGGTTGGAAATAGCCGGGGATTAAGCTGGCATTAAAATCATCCATATCACCGGGGCCAAAACCTAATGCAAGTTTTGGATCTGCGGAGGCTGTATTAACTATAGAGCCAAAGGCTTGAGCCGCGCTAAGAAGAGCCGCAGGATTACCGCTATTAACTGCGTTGGTAAGACGAAGAGCAGATGCCGCAAGCTTTGCGTCACTACTACCCGTCAATGAACTAGCCGCATCAAGAAGCCCCGCATAGTCTCCTTTGGAGTACGCATTTGCAGCGTTAAGTACCTTTACGCCAGTGCCAAATTCAGAGGGTAAACTAGCCCCAGCATACCCAGCCGCAGAGTTAATAAGTCCTGCAACGTTGCCTGTTTGAAGCGCATTTATACCGCCAAGAATGTTTTTGGCATCACCAATTGGGATTCCAGCAAAGTCTGTAAACCCTGCCCCGCCAGCAGCACCAAGAGTGCTAAGCGCTGCTCCTAATAAATTTCCTTGCTTGACTGCAATTAAAGCGTTTAAACCTTGAGCAAAAGGAGCTAAGCCGGGAACAAAAGAAGCAATTGATAACAGCGGTGCAATTTTATCCATGTCACTACTAGACGCACCTTGCGTATAAAAGTACGGATTGCCTTGCGCATCAAACTGAACACCGTAACCGGTGTTGCCTTTACCCTCATAAGTTCCACCAAAAAAGTTACCCGTTTGGCGTTCAGTGTATGTATTGGGAACTGCTTGACCAGTGGCTTTGTTGCCAAAAGTCTCGCCAGTTTTAATCATTGGGACGCCATCTTTTTCAATGACTAACGTTGGGTCAATTGGTACAAATTGAGGATTCTCATCCATACCCATTGGCTGTGAGTACGTGCCGTACACAGGTTTTAGCTGAGATTGATTAAGATACTGAGGAACCATTATTTGATTGCCTTCAGAATCAGTACCCCCGGGTACTGTAATGTAGTAATTACCATCAGCATCTTGGTTAGCTAACTGGCCGTTAAAACCCATTTTTACTTCGGCTTGTTCATACCGAGGTACTTTGCCAAACTGCTTGATATCGGTAATCCCAATCCCAGCAAGAATCTTAGCCATGTCTGCGGCGTTAGCTTCTGCGGAGCCATGGCCTGCGCCAGACCATTTGTCAGTAATACCTTGACCTAAAATTTGCTTGGTTAATGCGCTTGTGTAATCAACTTTTGGTGCAATAGGCGTAGTAGGTGCAGCAGGAGAAGGCGTAGTTGGCGCTACAGTAGGACTTGCGGGAGCAACAGTTGGCTGCTTAGAAGGCTGCGTAAATTTAGTAACTTCTAAGTCTGACTCACCAAATATATCCTTCATTACAGGATCAACAGTAGGTGGCGTTGGCAGGGTAGCAGGGGTAGCTGGTTGGGATGCAAAGAGCTGCTGAACAACATCGGGTGCGACTGGCTGGGGCGTTGGTGCAATTAACTGTGGCGCAGGCTTAACAACCGGCATAGGCGGGTTAATGATGTTAGCCAACATCTCGTTTTGATACAGAGCATCCTCACCAAAACTATCAGCGTCTTCGTATATGCTTTGCAAAAAATCTCTTTGAATAGCCATGTTTAAACCTTAAGGAGGCGTTGGGCGTGGATCTGGTAACCGCGCAACAAAGTTTACAGCCATTACCGCTGAAGCAACAGCAGGATATGGAGCAGATGCGGGTATTGCCTCCATCGTCACGTTTGTATCATCTGCGCCCCAGTACATCTCAATGTATTCATTAGCCGCTAAATCAATGTCAAAGATCCAGTTAACATTCATGTGGTTGTCTGAGCCTTCAACCGTATACCTATGAGATGAATAACCAATTGTTGTTGTCCCACGCTTAATCCAAATTTGTACGTCTTTGGCTGATGAATTGGTGCTTTTTAACTGGGCCGACAACTGAAAGTTATACACGCCACCAACAGTCACTTCAATCTTTGACGTACTGCCAGACTGTAGTGCCACAAAGTTATTCAGGTATGTCTGGTTAAACGTGATGGGATAGCCTGTGTCTACAGCCGCCAACGTCTGGTCTGCGGTGTTAAAGAACAAACCATTGGGAAAATTAATGTTTGCGGGATCAACATCATCGCTAGTTCGTAGCTGGGCAAGAATGGCATCTAGTCTGTTGAAATACAAACGCAAGACATTGTTAAGTTGATCTATGTATTGAGCGTTGTACTGGACAGGAGCCAACGGCAAGTTGGGCGCGGCAACCTGATTAAGCTCATATACGGAGGTAACAATCATGAGTTACCTCTGCGGCCATCTTGCTTGATGTCAATACGGGGTGAACCTAACTGCCATGCGCATCCAATCTGATTAGAAGACACTTGCAAAATCATCTGACGACCACGCACCCTGACGTACACCTGCCCCGTAAACTGCTCAATCACAGCTGTAGATGTACGGGTTACTGTAGCGTCCGAGTTACCACCCAAAGAGATCGGGTTGTTGTAGCCAGAGCCTGAGTTCTGCATGGGGATGAGCGTCATCACAACCTGTGGGTTCTCGGTATCAGAGCCACGGAACGTAATGTCTGGCAGCATTCTCCAGACAAAGCCAAAGTGATCGCCGTCATCAATGTCAAATTCAGCAGAACTGATGACTGCCTCGATTGGAAGTCTTACATCGGTTTCTACGTCATCGTTACCCTGTTCATGGTTTACAAGGTTATGGCTGTATGTAGCGGCAATAGGATAGTCACGCAGGCCAGAGTCAAGCCATGCTGTTCGTGCCATTGTGCCGTATGCCCACACATCTTCTTGGTAGTTGTATGTAACGTATCTATCAATAGTATTGCTGTTAGTAGAGCAGTAGAACCACCAGACTTCATTGAAGCCTTCGTTAGTTCCTGAGAATACTTGTGACCACTGAGACAAGTTAATGTCTTGATAGATGAACTGACGTAAGTCGCAACGCAAAGTACCAACACGGCCATCGTATTTATAGAACTTGTCTACGCCCATCCAGTAGATCACACCGGACGCAACAGATACTGCGTTCTGACCGGCAATAGAAATGTTGTCACCCAAAAGCTGAGTTGACCAAACCACGGGCGGGCCTTGATACTGGAGAGAATACAACGCAGAGTCTGTAAACACCACGATCTCTTGGCGTGTTTGGATGCAAGTAATAATCTCTGAGCCATGAGACAAGCGGATACTACCGGCTTGATTGGTAGCTGCGGGCGTCCAGTCAGTAACAGATTCCTGATCCGACCAGCGGATAAGCATAGGGTCTTGGGTTGTGCTTCCCAATTCATTACAGCCAAACGCAAATACAAACCGGCTGATGTCAGATACAAAGATAAAGTTCTGAATGATTGGGCAGTTAGATGCACCACCTAAGTCGGTAATATCAATACCCCGTGGAGAGAAGCTCTGCGTTCCAGACTGAGTGCCGCTGGTGTTAATGGCCGCACCACCAAAAGTCAAAGACAGATTACAAGTTGTACCGCTTGCACCAACCACATAATAGACTGTGCTGACATCCAAGCCAGTCGGCAAAGCGCCTGTTGTGTTGAGCATTACAGCAGTGCCGTTACGCAAGGCCGTCTGGGTAGTAAAGACCGCAGGAGATGCAATTGTGATTGTGGTGGCTGAGTTAGACACACCAATCTGGGCAGACCAGTAATAGATACCGCCACCTTTGGGGCCATAGATCAAGTCTTCACCAAAGTTAGCCTGACTCCACAACTGGATGGAGTTAACAGATGGCGTACCAAAACCCCAAGTACCAGAACCCCAAGGGCCACCGCCCCAGCCGGTTAGCGCAACAGCATAAGCCGGGCCAGTATGAATCTCATAAGACGCAGTAACCGTAGCTCCACCACCGGGTGAACCAGCAATAGCAGTAGCATTAGGTGTTGCTGAGATAACGATTGTGTAAGTGTTTGCGTCAATGACAGTAACTTGGAAGTTCTGATTCAGGACAGACGCAGTAACGTTTGTGCCACCGCCGCCAATGTCTGCGGCTCCGCTAAAAGTTACAAAGTCGCCCGTGTAGCAACCATGGTTTGTGTCAGTGACTGTGACTGTCGTAGACGCTGTAAGCGCAAATGGGTTGTTGTTGATAATCCCAGACGCACGGATAGGCGTAACATCGTAGTACGCACCGCCATTGGCAATGTAGAACTTTAAGTTAGTGCCAACACCGATCAGGTTCAGTGACGCTAGGGTGATCCAGTTCCACAAAGAACGGCATACACCTTGGAATGTATTGCTTGAAATACGAACCCAGCCGCCAATTTTTTCAGGGCTGCCCTGCCTAAAGCGCATCTTGTCAGAAACGTACCATCCATTCTCACTAAAGTAGCGAGTGTTTTCTTTGTTCACGCCACTTTTCAACTGAAGCTTTTTAAGCATAATTGCAAACCTCAAATTTATTTTGTTTGGATGTATTGATGGCTGCCGGTATAACTTGCAAATTTAACGGAACGTGCAAGCCAGAAACAATCTTGCCTTGTAACGGTATTATGTGGTCAACGTGCCAAGAAAATCCAAACATTTGAGTGCGTTTAGCCGCCAAGTCATAAGCTTGTTCAATTAACCAAAAATCATCTTCTGTCAACCAAGGTGGCGTTCTATTCATCTTGGCCGTCTTGCGTTTGACTTCTTTTGCATTTACCTTTTCAGGGTACTTCTGACGGAATTGTTTGTAGTAATCTGGGTTTTTTGCGTAGAACAATTTTGACTTTAACTTAGTTTCTTCTGGTCTAGCCGCTGCATACGCACGTTGGTATGCCCGTTTTTCTTCAGCATTATCCAAATAGCTGTCACGTTTACGTTGCAGTAATACTTCCCGGTGCCGCTTGTAATGGTCACGTTTTTGCGCCCGGATTACATCAGATTGCGTTTTGTTAGCGGCTTTCCTGCACTCCAAACACCTGTAAGTCAAACCGTCATACCGTGCGCGATCTTTACCAAACTCTGAGATTGGTTTCTCACACTGGCATTTGTTGCACATTTTCAGCGGCATGGATGACCTTTATTTACTGGCAACGCCTTTGGTCTTCTCAAAAGAACGCATACCGGCAATGCCTAAGATGCCTGATAATATCACCCATAGTTGGTCTGCGTCCAGTACTGGTGGAGGCTCCATGCCCGCTGGAATCCAACCCATTGCCTGCAAGTATTTCCAGCCCCACTGAAACAGCGGATACAGCAGAAACTGATAGGCCATAGCCGCCACGCCAATCCACCCAATCGCAGGCCGCCAGCCGGAAACAAACACGCTGGACGAAGCCGCTTCAATCTTGTTAACTTCAATCTGCGCTAGGTCGGTAGCTTGGTTAATCTTCTTTTCTTCCAGATCAAGCTTACGCTGCTCAATCTCCATTTCCATCTTTTCTTTGTCGGTCGTAATTAGGTCGCCTGCAACCTTACCCACAGCTTCAATAATTGATCCAACGGCAAGCAAGCTCATGCTAGACCTTTCAATGTGCGGTTAATCCAGCCCTTGAGGAACTTAACCTGTACGGGGTTCTTGTTGCATATCTCAACATAACGGGCAATCTTAGCCAGAGCGTAGGACTCCTTAAAGCGCTGGCCGTCCGTGATGGTGTTGAGTTTCTCTATTGTTTTAGCGCCAATCCCGCCGTCTGGTGTAGCACCCACAACCAACTGAGCCAGCTTGACCGCCATGCCCATGCCTGCGTTTACACCAAAGTTAAAGATAGAGTTAGCTACGTCTTGGTTAGTGATCTCGTTACCGCGCATCTTGTCCCAGAACTCAATGCGGTAGAACTCACGCACCATACTGGTCAGGGAGCCGCCAAACTCCTTCTTATCTACCAGAGGCCAGCCGTTCCACTGCGGGTTTTTGTTACGGGCAATCCCAGCGTAGGTCATCCCGCCTGTATCACCGGGCACTTCATGGAGGACGTAGCCGCCCTCGTCTTTAATCATCTGCTCAAAAGCTGGTTCAAACTGAGCCATTACTGTTTACTCCTTGAAAGCATACTGCTGGCAATCTGCAACATACTAATTGCTTTGTTTAGGTCTTTTGGCTCTTTGTCCCAGCCAACCGTAATCTGTCCAACAAACCGGCCCTGTTCAGGAGGAACGCTGACACGGCAACCAAAGGTTACGCCCTTCTCAATGTACCAAAGACCCATTTCACTCTGGGGCCTAGCGTATTCACCACACGGTATTTCATTAGCCATCAGCGCAATTACATCATGGTTGTTGGCAGAATTCTGTGTAAACAGCCCTACGTCTAAACCATCGTGCGTTTTATCTCTGCCTTCGCGGGTGTAAGCACGGAACAGAATCCTTGTGCCAAACAACGGATTGACTTTGAAGATAGCCACTACGGTTGCATCTGTGTTCTTGAACAAATGCGCTACGACATCTTCTGCCCGGTCTTCTGCAATCATCGGGAGCTTCTTGTTCTCCTTGTACGCATCAAACAAGAACGCTTGGTTCTGCCACAGAAAATAACCAGAGAACGCAAACACCGCCATGAGGATTAGCGCAAACAGTTTAAACGGGCTATCCACATAGGACAGAACCTTGCTCAATATGTCTGATGGCTTTTCGTCACTCATAGTCCAAACATTCCCAGTATTTTGTTTACAACTCTGTCGGCCAACTCGTCCGGCAGGAACTTAAGAAACCCAAGCACCCACCAAACCACGCACAGGCGCACGAAGATTTTAAGGAATTGGTCAAATTGTTTCTGGTATTCATTCACCGACCACACCTTCCTCTGGCGCAGACCTCTTGAATCTCAGCAATACCCCAACCAATAGCACCTAAAAACATCACGATGACCACAATGCCAACAGCCCACGCCAGTTGTTCGGCTTCATCTTTTTTGCGTTTTTTATCCGCTGCTTTTAACTCTGCCATTTCTTTGGCATCGTCCCTGTCCATCTCGGCTTGACGAGCTTTAGCCGCATTCCATACGTCAATACGGCCAGTCTGCATAAACAGCATCTTTAGCTGTTCTTCAAACCGCTTGGCTTCATCCAAAGCCATCTCAATCTGTAGCGCCGCACCAAGGTTGGATTTACCCCCAGTACGCTTTGCCTGAAGCATTGCCTTGGTAGCAGTGCTTTGAGCATCAAACATCCGTGAAATGGACGGGGCCAAGCCCGCCAGATCATTAGCAACCTTGCTGGCTTTTTTGACTACGCTGATTGCAGTCTGTAGTCCCTCTAACGCTGTTATTGGATCTATTGGAATCATAGGTACAACTCAAAACAAATTCCAGTAACCAAACAGCGGGGGCCGAAGCCCCCAGACAAGGTTACTTTGGTTCTACATCAGAGACAGCCTCTTCAGGCTTGGCGGCTAACGCTGCTTTCAACATTGTGAAGAAGGCATCTTTTCCTACATTAAGCTGATCCAACTGGAACTTGGTAGAACCAATCTTTCGCTCAAGGTCAACTACATGGTTCAAAAGCATCTGTTGCTCCTGCGTCATGTCTTCAATTTTGTACTCAACGCCATCTATGCTTACGATCTGGGATTGTTGGTTTGCCATTTCGTATTTCCTTAAAATGCGCCACCAAGGTCGGGTGGTGGCTTTCCCGTTAACTTACGGTGCTGGTGTTGCCCAAGGAAGTGGCAAAACTACGATAGGAGGATTTACTTGATTCGCAATTTGTTGGGCTACAGCGGCTTCTGTGGCATCTTTTGACACGCCACTTGACCAAATCCAGCCCAATACTTCATTCTGCGTGAGGCTTGAATATGGGACAAAAGCGCCGCCTGTATATGTAAACGATGCAGTGCTGTAAACGGATCCGTTATAGGTTCCATCTGTACCGTTGCATGACCAATGGGCTACCACCACCACATCGGTTTGACCATCTGCTTGCGGCAGGCAATCTAATTGGGACACTACCCAAGTTGTTACTGTTGTCATGTTTATGCTCCTTTAAAACCATGATTTGCAAATGAACCGTGAAATGTCTCACGGGCTAATTGAACAAACTCAGCGGCAAGTTCTTTTGATTCAAAAGTACCAAGATGCTTTGTTTTACCCATTACTTTAATTCTGGCAATCCATTTTTGACACGCTTTGCTCCAAACAACACCTTTAACGCCAGATGTATTGTGTGCAAACATGCCTGAATTGCGTTGATTTTCTGCTTTTGTTGCCGCACGAAGATTGCGGATGTCATTATTCATTGGATTGCAGTCGGCATGGTCAACAATTTCAGGCAAATACCCATGGTGCATCAAAAATATTACTCTTGCCAATGGATATTGTTTTTTGTTAACACTGACACTGACATGATGCCCAGACCAGCAACCCGCTTTTTTCCCCCATGTGTTTTGGATTCCATTGTTTAAATGCCAAATCACTATTAAAGTCAGACCGAGGGCGCTCTTTCCAAAACAAAACACCATCCTTGTACTCAAACAAGCGATGTGCTTCTTCTTGTGTCAAGGACATGATTTTCCTTTCGGGGGTTAATTAGATGCCAGCGTCTGCTAGGCGTTTACGAAGTGATTGAATTTCCTTGACCAACATTGGGACAAGTTTGGAATAGTCCACAGCCATCATTTCTTCTGAGTCAGTTGGTTGATGTACTGCTTCAGGGGCAACAGTTACCAACTCTTGAGCAATAAAACCATAACGCTGATGTGAGCCGTCTGCTTTCCAATCAAACTGACGAACTTGCAATGAGTCAATCAAACTTGATGCTGAGTCAGCGTCAACAATGTTTTCTTTTAGACGTTGGTCAGAAGTTGTGTTGTAAAGAACTGCTGTTGTGCCTGATTGAGTAATGGAACCAATAGAACCTGTTGCATATAAAAAGTCAGAGTATTTAACACCAGAAGCAGTACCAAAATTGTGAGCAATTTCTATGCTGGTTTCAATTCCAGAGCCGCCTTTTAAAACTGAAAAACCACTTTGACCACCAGATGCTGTAGTAGCAACATAGAAGTTACCGCTTGAGTCTATACGGGCACGCTCTGCGCCATTGATATAAAAAATCAACGGGTATGCGCCCGCAGTCGTAAGCGCCATGCCACCTAGACCGCTTGGCCCAAAAGAGCCGCTGTAATTTGTACTTCTTACAGTCAAGCCTGTATTGTCAGCGGTAAGAATGTCAACTTTGTTAGTCGGACTTGTAGCGCCTACACCCAAATTCCCACTAGCATCCAGAGTCATTGCCTGAGTAAAGGTAATGGCGTTTCCTGCTGTGCCAGAAGGGGCTGTGTTCCAAATGTGTGCGCCATCATTCTGGTAATACTGTGCGGCAGGTTGCGTAACGCCATAAATCCAATTTGTGCCGTTGAAATAACTGTTTGTTCCAAGCCAGATTTGACGACCTGCAACACTATCAGTACGACCACCAAGATAACTTGCACCTGCACCTATTTGCAATACATCAAAAATACCACCCCAAGCACTAGGAGTAACTCCCAAGCCTAGATTGCCTGATGAGTCGAGGCGCATGTGCTCAGTACCAGCATTTTGCCAAACATGGTTAATGCTTCCTACAGCGTTGTAAACAGCGTTACCTGTTTCAAGTGTTAAGTTTAAATACTGAGATGCATCTGTGCTTCTTGCAAAACGACTAACACCACTAACATGAAGTTTTACCGCAGGTGAACTTGTACCAATACCCAGACCTGTGCTGGTTAGGCGCATTTGTTCTGTAAATGCATAGCCCGGCCCTTGACCAAAAAGAATGTTTCCAGTTGAGGCCGCAGAAGACAAATAAATGTTATCTGCCTCACTACCAAGCCATAAACTTTGGTCTGTTCCGCCACCAGTCACAACTGTTTTAGTTGTGATTTGAGATTTTAAAGTTCCACCGCTTTGAATCTTAAAAGCACCACCAAACCCAGCGGTTGTTCCTGAATTCAAAACAATGTTTGAGCCTGATGTTGAAGAAGTGCCAACAGTAAAAACATTAGTCCCATCAAAAGTAAGCGCAGAACCGCTTGTAACAACCTTAGAGCCGTTTAAATACGCTACTCCGTTAGCTGTACCACCAGAGAGGGTTACTGATCCCGATGCTGTTAAATCCGTCACGCCCGTGACTGCGCCTGTGTCACCAATAAGGACTACGCTGTTCTGTAGCAACTTACCTGTCGTGCTGTCAAACCGAGCAACTGCGTTATCAGTAGATGAACCGGGGCCGTACACATCGCCAGAAGCGGCTGTAGACCATGACAGAACACCAGAGCCGTCCGTAATTAGAGCCTGACCGCTTGTGCCGTCATCTGCGGGGAATGTCAGTGTGTAGCTTGCACCCAAAGCCGAGGGAGAACGAAGGCCGACATACTCACCACCGGTTGTGTCTTGCAGGCGCAAAGTGCCTTGGCCGGTGATGTTAACTTGAGTAGAGCTAAGTGTTGTGCCATCCCATGTCAGGCTGGAAGATGCGCCAAACAGACCGCCATTGTTAAACTGAATCTGAGTGTTGGAGCCTGCTGCATTAGCAATCGTACCGGCCAGCTTGATGTAGTCTGTGCCGTTAAACACAACAGTGACCTTCTCAGCCGCTGCAATAGAAACACCAGTCTGACCAGATGCTTTAAACGTCACAGCAAATGACGAGGCGTTGTCCACCACATAAGTCTTGCTATAGCTTGGGCCTGTGACTACTTTTGTAGTTGTTGTACCGGACACCTTAACAATCGCAAACTGGGCGGTAACTGTACCTGCGCCAGCTAAAGTAGATGTGATGTTAGAAGCTGAAGCGTCACCTGTGGTATTTGCCAGAGTAACTGCGCCGTCACCAGTCAGGGTCAAAGTGCCCGCAATGGCGATGTTGGTGTACTGCGTAATACCATTGTTAACGGTATCGCCCCATGTACCGGAGAGTTCGCCCTGTACTGGAAGAGCTAAACCTAGTTGTCCCGTTGCGCCTGTAGTCATTTAAAAGCTCCTAATTCGTGTCGATTGGTGTCCACCCAGCACTCTGGGTATCATCAACATTTGCCCAGCCAGAAGACTGAGTATTGTTAATATTTTGCCAGTTTATTGATTGTGTGTCATTAACATTTTGCCACCCAGCAGTCTGCGTATTTGTAATCCCGCCCCAGTCAGCATTCTGTACGTCATCAATAATTTCCCATAACGGCCTGCCAAGTAATACATCCGAGATTGTCGCTAACTCAACCACGGAAGAAAAGAAGCTTGCCAGCGCCACATTTACATCCGCACCAGTCGCCGCTTCTGACACACTGGCTGGCAATGTAACACTAGCAGATAAAGCATCACTGCCCGTTGCTGACTCACTAATTTCTGAGCCAATAGCCAAACTGCTCGATACTACATCCGTGCCCGTTGCGCTCTCGACAATATAAACCAAGAACGTGAACGCTGAACTCGTTGCATCCGTGCCAGTCGCTGTCTCAAGGATTTGACCCAAGAAGTTAGCAAACGCCTGCGCTGAATCTGACCCAGTAGATGTCTCACTGACCGACACCCCGTATGTGGGAATCGCACTTATTGAATCACTGCCCGTGCCAGACTCACTGACCGAAGCACCAAATGTCGCCAACGCACTAATGGCATCAGACCCAGTACTTGTCTCACTGACCGCAGAATTAACCTGAATTAGACTGGATACAGCATCCGATCCCGTAGCTGTTTCACTGACACTAGATGGAACTGATATGGCCGTAGAGACAGCATCTGTCCCTGTCGCAGTTTCAGCAACACTCCGGTCATAGACTGAATCACCCCAGCCAGCCTGACCCCATGTGCCAGAACCCCAGCCGCCTTCAGCCATTTAGACCTCAAGCAGCTAAACTGAACGTATAGGTTACAGAGATGATGTCCCCGGAAACCACCGAGCGATCACCGGGCGAAGAGAAGTCAGCCGCAGAGAACAGCGTACCAGTCGTACCGCCTTTAGCACTACCGCTGGTCAAGAACGCTCCACCCACAGTTGTTGTGCCGTTGATGTTGAAAACAGCTGGAGAAGCAGAGTTAGTCACCACAGAAGGGTTCGCAGTCGTTGCTGTTACAAACGTAGCCGCTACACGGGTTGCATTACTGTAAGCCGTAACTTCAGTCCAGCCAATGTGGGAAGACATTGTGTCTGTAGCGGCAGGCGTATTAGAAGCACCAGCACCGTACAAGCCAATGTACCAAGTGGTAATCTGGGCCACGGAAGTCAGAGCAGTACCGGCCATGTAAGCCAAACCAGCGTTAACAACTAAGTTCTTGGTGTCAGCAGACCACTTCAAGTTACCATCTTTATCACGGCATTCAACATGGTAAACACCTGTTGCTTTGGCTTGTTCGCCAGACTGAGTGCCTGCAATAAGACCACTCGACATTTGGTCAGTTACTTTAAGTTTTTCTGTGGTCATATTGACTCCTTAATTAGAAGAACGAATCAACGCTGCCGTTGCTGTATTAGAAGGCATTGTGATTGTGAAATTGGTAGATGTTTTGTCAGAGCCAAAGTCCAACACGGCAATAGATTTATTACCTTGAGTCACGTTGTAAATCAAAGCACAACGGGCTGTCACCGATGCGTTAAACACCACATCAGCAAAGTCTACATAGGCTGTATACCCAGACGAGTTAATCGTCACGCCCGTCAAGACTACGCCACCGGCTACATAACCACCACCGGTAACTTCTGCGGCAGTCGTGTAAACGGTAGTTGCTTCGTTTAAATTTGCATTGGCGGTGTACAGGGCGATGTACAAAACATCCGTAGATAGATCGTGAACGCCCGTGTACAACTCCTTCTTGAAGCTGGTCGTTTGGGTTTGTAGGATGTAACTCATGAAACAGCAACCCTAACTTGACCATCTCGGTACGCATCGGCTCTTTGTTTGCCGTCTGAGAGGTTTTTATACAGAGCAATGGCTTGAACGTAGCGATCTTGCGCCAGTTTAACCATGTCGCCTTCGCCCTTCATGTACACAAGCGCTTCGCAGATTGTGCCGTACAGCAGCACAGAATCAAAGTTATCACCTAGCCAAGTAGTTCCGGCGGTGACGATAGATTCGGGATAGTAGTAATAATGCAACTCTGCGTAATAGGCTGAACTTGGCGTTGGGCCAACAATGAACGTCAACTCATTCACATCGTCTGACCGAGGGCCAAAAATGGCGTAGTGCTTAGGCTCAGATGCAAACGCAGACAAAGGATACGCTTCACGGATGAAGTTAACGTCTTTGTTTAGCAGATACAGATAGTCGCCTTGGAACACAACAGAGCCTGACACCGTGCCGCTGTTAGCAACAGTCAATGTAATGGTTGTACCAGCAATACTACGCACTTGAGCGTTAGTGCCAATGCCTGTACCCGTAACCTGCTGACCCGCCGCAATACCTGTAGTGCTTGCCACTACGATTGTTTTCTGACCAGATGTACCGGTAGCAGTTGTAGTGTTGTACGGGTATACGGACAGGCTATATACAGACAAAAAGTCTGATGGGCACTGAAGATATTTGTTGCCGGTGGTTAGTACGCCCGACACATTCTTTCGCAAGTTAGCAGGTTGCGCGGTGTTGTATACCCTTTGCTCACATTGTCTAATGAAGATGTTCATATCAACTGTGGGAAATGAATTCTCACAGTAATCAGAAACCGCAACTACAAGTTCATCATAAGTCATGTTGCTTCCCTTTTTTGCTTTAGCAAGGGCAGTGCAAGTTTTTTGCAATACGCATAAAAAGTGGTGGTTGATAGCCCGTGTTTAGCACAAGCATCTGAAATTTTACCCCCAAGCAAACAGTCTGTGTGAATCAAATTTGTTTTTCGCTTGGTTTCTTCAGTTGCCGCAAAACGAAAATTTTTTAATGCTTGACTTAATTTACTTCTAGTTTCGTTAGATGGCGATACGCCTAACTGACGCGCCCGAGCTTTTTCCCGAAACTCTTGTGATTCAATACGCCCTTTACGGTGCGTGGATAATTTTTCTCGGTGTTCATCCGTTAGCACTTTGCCTTTGTGCAGTGCAGACATTTTTGCTTTAAATTCAGGCGTATGCGACCAACCACCGCGAACCAAAACCTCATGCGGAGTCCGCAATATGTTGTATGTCTGCAATGACATCAAACGAGTTTCGTATTCAATACGCTGCTTTTTTGGGCAAACCAGCAATAACTTAAAGTCAAATGATTTTTCACCGTATTTATCCCAAGCTTTTTGCAGGATAAAAGAATGGTGTTTTCCACGACGCAACGTACTCCGATGGGTTTGCCATCTGGATTTGTAATTGGTAGTGCTTCCAATATAACGGTGGCCATTCACCGTATTTTCTATTGAATACACATATCCTGCGTCGTTGGCAGTTGTCACGCCATCGGCCCCCGAGCCATAACACCTTTAGTAGCTGCACCTGTACCACGGATTTTAATGCCGCTGGTCTTTGCTGCTGGTTGAGGGCGACGAGAAACATTACCTACAGACATATTGACTGTAGATGCATCACTGTGATCTGGGCCACTGCCGGGATTAGCAGAAGCTTTAACTGCTTTGCCGGACATGGTGTGTGGTTTAGCGTACACAGACGCATCACCAACTTCTTTACCCATCATTTTTTTGCTAAATGTAGCCATGATTAGCCTCGTTTCTGTGCGGCAATTTTTGCCAAGTTGCGACCCATAGACTTCATGTCAGCATTGGTTTTGCCTTTGCCCTTGCCTTTACCGCCCATCGTTTCTTTCTGAATAGGGCCGCTATTACCTAAGTTTTTACCTTCGGTTTTACCTTTTTTAGCGATGCCATCGGCTGATCGTGTATATGCCATGTTTAAACTCCTTAAGATATGCTAACTGTACCAACAAATGTCGTTGCCACCAAGTAGTTGGGGGTTAATCCTGCATCAAAATTACTAGCTCCGCCTACAGGCCCCCAACCCCATTGAATGTCTCGTGAACCACCAGACAAATTCCCGCTTGCGTTTACACCAGAAGTTACATAAGTTGTATCTCTGCGTGGGTTACGCAGAGCTTGTGGATCATCTACTGGAAACGTGCCAAGCATCAATTGTGGTTGATCTGGATCCCAGCATTCAGAACAAACTAACAACTCGTACTTGCGTTGTTTAATGATTTCGGTCTTGAGCTGCTTTAATCTAAATTGCTGCCCGCAGCGATCACATTCAGCAATCGCTTTCTTGCCGGATGCAAAACGATTGCCCATTAGTAACCCCCGCCGCTTCCAATAAACATCTGCCTAGGTACAAATCTTACTGCTGCTTTCTCTCGATCTTCACCAGCAACAATGTCAAATGTTTCATCATAAATCTGCTTAAGCATTGGAATGCGTGGCATTAGCTCAGGCACTTTAATGGCAATGTGATACGCCAAGCCCGCTACCAAACATGGCAGAAAGCGGAAGTTCATGTCAGCTGTTTCCATACCAGCGCCAGCATCTTGAACACGACGCAGTCTCCAGTATACAAACTGATATGGCGTTGAGTTATCAGGCGTAGGCCAGACAGTTACAGCTGGAAGTTGGGGAACAAATACCGCAGTGCCATCGGCTTGAGAGGCGGCAGTTGTATTATTTTGACCACGGAACACACCACCCAAAGTATTACCAGAGACATAGGTGTAGTAAATATCTTCTGTACCAAGGCGAATAAAACCAGCGTTTGCTAGTCCAACCACCGAGTTAAGCGTGATCGTTGTGTCTGTGGAATTGATGGCTCCGTCAAGAACCAAAGCTGTTGGATTGGTTTCACCAGAAAGTCTTTGAATCCACACTTGAATTGGACGAGCTTGTTGTAACTTGTTTGGAATAGTGGCATAGGTAGAAACACTAATACGTGTAATTGTTAGGTCAGCCTGTGTTGATGCAGTGTTAGACCCAGTACGAATGACATGCTCAAGCAGATCAATTGTGTCCGTTGGTAGGGCGTATGTTGCTAAACCCGGAGTCAGGTTAATGATTCCCTGCTCCATAGTCCACATGTTGATACCTTTAGACTGCCACTCAATGGTCATCAGGTTCATTGAACGACGAGCTGTACGCAAGTCATAACCAGAACGCATTTCACGGCCCGCACGCTCCCACGCTTCCTCGGCAATCTCCGTGAAGTCCATATTGAAGAGGGTTGAGCCGGTAGTGGTCATTTTTTAGCCGTCTTTGCAGAGTCAATAAAAGCTTGAGCTGTAGGCGCTCCCTTTTGACCGGGTTTGCGCATTTTCTCGCCACGAGCACGTTTGGCATGGATGTTGGCGTAAAGTCCAACTTTACCGCCTTCAGCATACTGCGTAAAGTCAGTGTCATCCCGGCGTGCTTTACGTACACCTTTGGGCATTTTGCTGGGGGACATGGCCCCCATTCCACGGCTTGCCATCATAATTTAGCAGGCGTAACCGCCGCCTTTCATAGTGATCATTGTGCCTTTAGTTTTGCCTTTAGTGGCGCAACCATCAGCACGCTTAGATGCGGAAGAGACTTTACCGCCAGAAGCATAACCACGCTGACCACGGACTGCATCTCGTGGGTCTTTCTTTGCGGGAGCATATTCAGTGGTTGTCAAAGATTTGGTATACGCTTTTTCGGTGGCATCTTGCATCTTGCGTTCTGCCATTTCTTCCCGAGCTGCTTTTTCTGCTGGACTCATATTAATTCCTTAACAAATTTTGCAACGGGTTTTGCCTTTGGTGGCAATACCGTCAGCACGTTTAGAAGCAGAAGTAACAGAGCCGCCAGACTTCATGCCAGCCGCCTTCTTGGCTTTAAAATCTTTCATGGCTCTAGCGGCTTCTTGACGCTGTAAGCCCAACTTCAACATGGCATCACGATCTTCTGGTGATCTTTCCATAATGCTGTTATAGCGGCGAGGTGTTCTCATATCACGACCGGGATCAATTGCATCTGCGGCTTCTTGAGCAGCTTTATCAGGAGAGTCACCAGCAGTAGGATCTTTCTCTGCTCTGCGCTTTAAACCACGCTCACGATTTAAATAATCACGCAGACTTAGACCAGAATCTTCCAATTCTTTTTTGGAAACAACACGGTTCTTAGGTGCTGCTTTAGGAGCTTCATTTTTAGGGCCAGCAGCCATAGATCTGGCAATGTCTTGAGATTCCATAGAAGCATTTGCTGCTTCCATTGGATCTACGTCACCGCCCATTTGGAATTTACGTCTTCTCATGTTTAAACTCCTTAACAGGCTTTGCCGCCCATGTTCATCTTAATCATTGTGCCTTTGGTTTTACCTTTGGCAGCAACACCATCTGGCGTTTTACCAGTTTTAACAGCACCCATCTTAGATGCAGCCATGCCACCTTTAGACAGCTTGGTCATAGTTGCGCCTTTGTGCAGACGGCCTTCGTGTTTATTCACGGCCTTCTGCATCATCTTTTTGTCCATTTTTACATCTTCGTGTTTCATGTCGCCACCTTTTGCAAATTTACGGCCTTTATCAGCCGCTGAAAAATCTTTACCCACGGACTGTGGGACGCCTACTTTCTTGGCAAACGATGGATTGTGCGCCACCGCTTCCATGAAATTGTGTTGCTTCTTACTCGTGCTTGGCATCATTATCCTTTTTGCCGAATAAGCTGGTCAATCTTTTCTTCAAGCCTGTTGAAGCGTTGGTCAATGTGGTCAGAAATTCGTTGAACTTCTGCTTTAGTAATGAAATCACGATGGTTCTCCTCTCGTGTTATGTTGAGTAGTCGCTCAACTCGCTTTAACTCAGAAGCTACTTCTTTGACTTCAGCAAACTTTTCACGCAGGAAAAATCCGCCAACCCCTAGGATGACGGATAAAGCAGCCGACCAAAGAAAATGGTAATCCATTTAGCAATTCCATGCTCTAAGAGCTTTGTTGATGCGTGAGTTTGGGTCGTTGGCGGTCTTTGCGCTGGTTAACTTCTTCTTCATGCCGCCCATCCTCGCACAGAAAGAGTCGCGCCGGGAGCCGCCTTCTGGCTGGGGCGGTTTCAAATTCATGCCTTGCGCTTTCGCGGAGGCTCGTCCCTTGGCATTCAAGCCGCCCTTCTCTGATTTGCCTTCTTTCCTCTGCCATGCTGGTGATTTAGCCATTTACGACTTTCAGTTTGGATTGATAGATATTTTCCAACATTGGCATGACAACCTCTTCACGGAAGTTACGTTCAAATGTTTCTTGTCCAACATGAGGAAGGCTAATGTCTACGTCAATATAGACTTTAAATCCCATCTGCGTTGCTCTGTCGCAGAATAAATAATCTTCACCAACATACTTGCCGTCCACAATGGCAAAGTCAAATACTGCTGACATCTTCTCTGTTGGGGACTTTTCATAAGTCCACTCAGGGTGTGCAAATACCATTTGCTCAATGACATGGCGTTGGATCAACATAAACCCAGTAGGCGCTCTCTTCAAACGCATTAACGAACCTTCAAACTCTAGGTCGCCATTGTCATCTTGGTAAATGTCTGCAAAGAACTTAGCATCCTTTGCCCTGCGTGGATATGCGCCAGCAGTGATGTCTTTATCACCGCTCTGGGCCATTAAACGCAAGATGTCGTCTGGGTTAACAATCACATCAGCATCAATAAACAGAAGCTCTGTGCAATCTGTCTTTAAGAATTCGTGTACCAAGGCGTTACGAGCCATGGTAATGATTGAGCAATTAGACAAATCAGACAACGTGATGGAAACGCCAAGACTCATTGCTTTGGGCATTAACTGCGCCAGAGCAAATGCGGTCTTGATGTTTAACTTGCCGTCATAAGCTGGGATGCCTATGAACAACTTGCGGCCCATCAATGTTGCCTGTTTTTTCTCAGCCATAGAAAACCACTGCGGTAAGCCCCGCTCCAGTTGTTATGACAAGACTTGTTTCACACAATACGCCTTCGCCCGGAATCCAAATATCATCCGATGCTTGACCTGCGACAGTAAATGTAAACAATGTGGTTGCGCCATCTTTAACAGCAATGGTAGAAGCTCCAGAAGAACTGTACCAAATGCCTTTAAAACGAGCGCGTCCGTTATATACAGTAGTGGTTGCGCCAGCTGCGCAATCCTTACCTACTACGTCAGTTTGCATCATAATCAATCTCCTTTAAAAAAGGGGCCGAAGCCCCTTGGGTTGATTAGGAATCTGCGAACGGTGTAGCCACAGTACCAGAGCCGACAACAACGCCAGTCACCATGTACTTGTCAGCTGCAACTGCCACGATTTGAATCCATGTGCCAGCAACGCCACCGGTAGTTGAACCGTTCAAGTTGATGAAGTCATTAGAAGAACCGTTAGCAGAGAAACCAACAACTGCACCAGATGTGTCTGAGTCAATAGAAATAACAGAGCCAATGAACAAGTCACTAGAACCGGAAGTAGTACCAATCTTCAAAGAACTTGTAGAAATGGTAGTAGGAACCCAGATTGTGTAAGTCACGCCTTCGTTGTTGGCTGTGCTTGGATCTTGGCCGGGGCCAGATGTTGTGGGATTAGCTGATACATTGATTGCAGGCAATGTCAAAGTAACAGCTGCCGCCAAAGAGCCACCAACAGCAATAATGCGACCGCCGTGGGCTTCTGGGCTTAATGTGGTGCTTGTTGTGATATCAACTACAGACGCTGGGCCTTGTTGATAGATGCCGCCCAATGAACGAACTGGGCCTTGAAACGTAGTACGTGCCATGATGTATTCCTTACATACAAGTTAAGTGCATCAATCCGTATGTTGTCTGCCGGGACAGTTTGATGCACCGGAAAGCCCGGATTAATATGTTTATACCACTTCGTTTAAACCAATGCAACAAAAAAGGGAGCCGAAGCTCCCTCTTTTTTTGATGCCTATTAGGCTCCGGGTGAACCGAAGATGCCCAAAGGATCAGACACGCCGAAGCTGTAACGCTCACGGGCTTTGTAACGAACGTTACCTGTGTCAAAGTCACCATCCATGCCGGTAGACATAGGGGTGCGAACGAAGTGCTTCAAACCGTTAGGCACGTCAGTCAACAGGAACCAAGCGTTGGTGTCTGTCAAGAAGTGGTTAACGGTATAGCCTTCAGGAATTGAACCGTTGTTCTTGATAGCGTTGATATCGTTATCAGCAGTAGAAACACGGAGTTCGGTTTCCAGCAGACGAGTAGCAACGAACATCAAAGAAGGAGGAACAATCAACTTCTTAGGCTTAGCGGCGATCAGCAAACCACGCTCATCTGTCCAAGCAGCGATTTGAATAACTGCGTTTTCCAACGAAGTTTCATTCAAGTCAGCAGCGGTAGATGGAGTGTTGCTGTTAGTACCACCAGACACCAAGGGGTGAGCAGTAGAGCAAAGCACCACGCCGTCGCCATATGTTGGGCCGCCGGTGAAAGCGTTGTTCAACACATAAGCACCTTTGACTTGCTTGGTGTAAGCCATACCACGGGCCAAAGCCTTGGTATAACGTGAAGACAAGCTGTCATACAAGTTATCTTCCACAGCTTCCTCAGTGATGGAGAAGCCCATCGCAATGGTTTCGTGGGTGTAACGTGCAGTCCATGCTTCCTGTGCATTGTCATAAGCGATGGCAGAACCCTCGTTTTTGACTGGTGCAGCAGAGAAACCAGACAGCTTGGTCTCTTCTTCAAAGCTACGCTCAGATGTCTCTGTTTCGTAGATCTCTTTATGCTCTTCGCCGTACTTAGCGTACTCAAGACCGAACAATGCGTTCAGACCGGGGAGCAACTCTTTCAATAGTTGTGCGCGTGAAATAGCCATTTTAAGTTACTCCTTAGATGCCTTCAGTATTGTTATACTGATTTGTGTTGAACTTAACGAGGAACTCGTAGTAAGTCGTGGCAGCTACGTTAGCATTACCTGTAGCTGTATCAGGCACAACGTCGATCACACGAACGGGCAACGTATTGGTGGTGTTAGCGGAAGAACCGTCAATACCATAATAAGAGTCACCAGTGGTGGTAGAACCAACGTTAGCAACCAAAGCGACGTTAGAACCAACCAAAGCACGGCTATAAGCTGTAGGAGTGGTGGAACCAGCGACAGTGGCGCAAACTTTGAAAGCTGCCATAGGATCATCCACAACAAAGGCAAAAGCCATGTTGGTAGATGTTGAGGTCGCCGCAGGATAGTACTGGCTAAACGTAGGCTGGCTCAAAGAGTTGATGTAAGAACAACCAACTAAAACACCAACAACACTACCTGAATTGGTTGTACTAGCAGCTACGATGTAGCCGTTAGTATCAATCTTAACGGTGTCACCGTTCAGGATTGCTGTAGCGTAAGCAGGTGCTACGGGGATTTGACGGATCGCTCCGGCGTAGGGTAGGCCGTCAATGCGATTGACAGGCTTGAAACCATACGTCTTGTCAATGGTAGGGTATGCCATCTATAGACTCCAGAAAAATTAAAGACCTTTTCCGAAAGTGACCGTGGACTTACGTTCTTTGAACATAGGCATCCTCGGATCATTCTCGCGCATGTAAGTGTTATCCACTGAGGCCATTTGAGCTTCCGATTGTTTTCGGTAGTAATCATTTCGCTGTTCAGTAAACTCCACAGGTGTTTTGCAAAGCAACAGACCACCGACTTCAATACTGTCAGGAAACTTCCCGTTGGAAGAACCAAACAGACGGATTTCGGGATGGTCAGAAGCCTTAACAGGTTCCCAGCCTTCGCGTAACTTACCGGAAATGTTCGTGGCATCATCTTTACCTAGCGACGCAATCCTTATCCAGCGATACGCATAACCTGCCTCCGGATTGGGGTCAGGTAGAAGCTGTGGAGGCATCCATTGTTTTGGACGTTCCGCAGATTCGCGGGTGCTCAGATCACGGCCTTGACGGGCGATAGACTTTTCCATTTTTATTTCCTCATTTCTTCAGCAACCTTACGGGCGTACAGTTCCAAAGGAACTCCCAACCGCTTGGCGATATTCACTTGTGTCTGCGTTAGTACGATCTTTTTAGGCGCTGTACTACGGGTGGCAGGTGAAACAACATTGGATTTGGTACGTTGAGGTTTCGCATCAACGGACTCCCCGGCTCCAACTTGGTCTGGGAATCTTTCTCGGATGTCAGTGTCAATACGTTTATAGTACTCTTCACTGCCAACCCTGATACCGTTCTCTACAAGCTCTTCATGCAGCCCTAGAGCGTATGAAGTCATCCGTTTATTGCTTCCAAACCACTGATTTCGGTCTTGCCATGCAAGTAGTTTTTCGTCAACGGGTGCAGCTTGTTGAGGCTGTGGTGTGATTTGTACAGGAGTTTCTCTTTCCTGTAAAGGGGCAGGTTTAAAATTATTTACTTTATCTGCGCGGATCTTGGCGGTAGTTAGTGCTTCCTGCGCTTCTAACAACTTATCCGCATCTCCAGACTCGTAAGCTTCTTTGTACTGCCGCTTAGCATTTTCAATCTCAGAGTTAACAACTTTCTTTGCTTGTTCTAGCAAAGCTTGTTGGTTCTGATTGACTGAGCCTTTTAAGCGTTTGTTCTCTTCAAACACCGCCTGAGCAATGCGAAGAGCCTCGTCTTTTTCACGTTCAGCAGCCTCTTTGGCTCTGCGTTCTTCGTGATAGCCTTTTGTGAAGTGTTTAAACCTGTTTTTTACACTCTCAGAGTATGTTGCAAGTTCTTCTTCGGTAGGATCTTGCGGGGCTTCGGCCATTGGAGTACGGTATCTGTCCTCCTCTGGGGTGTCATCCACCACTTCAATCTCAGGTTTTTCTTCTTCAACTGACTCAGTTTCTACAACTTTCCCACCTTTACGGGGGTTTTGTTCTGCTTCATCAGGAAACTCAAATTCTGTTTTTTCTGTATCGGCCATGATTTACTCCTTAACTTGGTCGTTGGATACCACGGGGGTCTTGCACAACCGCTTGCACGGAATCATCATTGATCAATCTCCACTCAGTGCCGTGAATCTTCATGCGGGTTCCGGTGTTAGGACGCACTAACACAAAGTCACCTACCTTACAGCTTGGGCCAGAGGGGAAACGAGAGGCGTCTTTAAACGCATCAGGGCCAATCTTTGCAACAAATAACACGGGGGAAAGAAGCTCCTCGTGATACATCGCAGTCGCAGATTTCAAAATACCGGTCTCACTAAACTCTTCTTCTGCTTTGGGTAGCATACAGAGGAGGTGGTAAGTTGCCGGATCTGGTACTTGTTTGGCTTTCTCTTCAGCGTTGGTATTTAGCACACCGCTTAGATCAACCGCACTAACATCAAATTCAGTCATCGTCATAGTCCTTAGTTTTACGCACGAGGTCAGCAAGTTCATACTGCGCGGTTTGCAGACCCCGGATCGTTCCGCACAGTTCTTTGTAGTGATCGTGGGATTTAGCACCACCACCACTGACAACATCGACTAACTGCTTGACATGTTCATCAAGCTTCTTGTTTAAACTCTCAAGCAGTTTGTCCATCATTCACCTCTCGGTTGATTTTTTGCGTTCAACATCATTTGCAAAAGCTGTTGTTTAGCTTGCAAATCTTGTGCTTGCTGGTTATGCATCAAGGACTGTTGATGCTCCTCTTGGGCACGTTTCATTTCAGCTTGGTGCTTCATTGCTTGAACAGCAATTTCTTGTTGCGCTTTTTGTGCAGCCATTGCTGGGTTCTCACCTTGCTGAGACTGAAGCTGTTGAGCTTTGAGCTGAAGTTCTGCTTGCTTGATTGCTAAATCTCCCTGAACCTTCTGCGCTTTTGTCTGCGCATCTTGTTGTTTGATTTGCAATTCAGCTTGTTGCATTTGCACAACAGGATCTTGCATCTGTTGTTGGGCTTGTTGTTGAGCTGCTTGGTTTTTATCAATTTGAAGCAACTGGGTTGCAGCTTGAGCAACAAGTTTAGAGAGTTGAACTTCCACGTCCTCTGACATTTCAGTGTCAGGTTTTGGTAAGGTAGCACCAAGACGCTGTTCAATTTTTGTGCGGTATTGGAATGCTACGTGTTCTGCTACGTGAGCCATGATAGAAGCTTGCATTTGCTGAGCCATTGGGTTCTGACCCAGTTGGCCCATCACAATAGGATCTTGCATCATTGATGTGTGGACAGCAATGTGAGCATCGTGGTCTTGGTAGATAAACGCTTTGGTAGGTTTACCGGTCAAGAAAGACATATTTTCAGAGACAGGATCTCTTGGCTTCATGTCATCCTCTACAGGTACAAGCTTGTCTGCGTTTTTAATTCCCAGAACTTCAATCATCTGGCGGTGCAGGACTGGTAGGTTGTAGATCTGAGGAGCGCCTTGAGCCAACTGAATGACTGCTTGGTACTGCATGATCCTTTGAGCCATCGTGGCGGAATTAGGATCTGACACGGGGATAACATCCACCATGTCATAGTCTGCTCGTTTGGCTTGAGGAGTTCCAAATACTGGGGTGTATTCATAATCCTCTGGCATGTAATCACGAATGATTTCTTTGAGCAGTTTAAACTCTTGCTTCATTGAATAATGAACACGAGCCTGTACCGCAGACATGGTTTTTAACTGGCGCTCTAACAACGCCAGAGTTGTACCTACGGGAGCGTTGGCAGACATATCGCTGATGTTCATATCTGCGATTGAGCCAAGTCTGCGTCCTTCATCTGTAATTTGATTCAACAGGGCCAGCAGAACCTGAGATGGTTCTTTATATGGCAACGCCATGATGTTCTCTTTAACCGAGCCGCTAGGCACGTCAACATCACGGAACTCACCCGGCTGGATTGGTGTGTCGTCGCCTTTGATGCGAAGACCACGGGTCTTAAGACCTCCGGGCAAGTTAGACAAGGTTCCTGCGTCTACCAGCTGACGAATCAAGGATGTGCCTGCACGGGCGTATCCACCGATCAGGTGAATCAAACCTAGGCCATAAGCACCGAATCCGGGTACATATGTGTACTGGACAAAGTGCTGGCGCTTGAGCTTATGTTTGTCGTCTTCACCCCAGTTACGGCGAATAGCAAGAATCTTAGTTGTTCCTCGCTCCAATGTGATGACATATGGAAGAGCAATTCCATCTTCATCTTCATAGCCGGGCAGGTCATAGTCTACATGGATCTCATAGACTTGGTAACGGTCATCGTCGTTTAAACTGTAGCCTTGGTCTTCTGCCTTTTTCTTTTCTACGTCGGTGTAGAACTGAAGAGGATCACCCAGATCGCAGTCAATATAGAACCCGTTAACTTGAAGCTTACGGATGTCATTCTTTGTCTTGCGCATGATGTGGGTCACACGCTCTGATGTCATGGCGCTAGAAGCACCGTAAGGGATGATGACATCTTCTGCTGGGATAAAGATAGACGCTTGGCGGCCTAGGCTTGGGTCGTAGTAGACCTTTTTAAAGGCTGCGCCAGCCAGACCTAGAGAATACAAAAGACGCTCATGCTCAGGACGGTACTCAGGCATACCTTCCGTGAGTCTAAAGTTCATGTCATCTCTGACACGCTCCGCAGCTTCCTCTTTAAGTTTGTCAATTGCACCAATGATTTCCGTCTTGACTGGGCCTTGAGCCGGAAAGGTTTCAATGATTGTTTCGCTTTGAAAGCGCACTGCGGCTTCGGTAAGAACAGTTGAAAATACACCACACGCCCCCAGCCATGGCTCAGTACGCTCTTCATATTTCATCCCCAAAACATCAAGACCTTTGACATACATCTCTACCCAGTCTTTACGGGAGTTGATGTCTGTGTCTACCATCCCAATTAGGTCACTTGCAATCTTCTCAAGTTCACCTTCATCCATGTACTCGGCAAGGTTGTCATCAAAACCTTCCTCATCTTCTTCTGGCATGAGGTCAATTTCCATCCCGTCGATGCCAATTCTGACGCCTTCTGGGTTCTCAATTTCAATCTCAATGGCTGGGGTATCGTCAATTTCTAGACCGCTTAAACCCAATGGAGCTTGGCTCAATGATTGTTCAATGCTCATAATATTCCTTAGTAGTACTCTACTTTTCTGCGGTGGTAAGTAGGCTCATCTTCTTCATCTGAATCGATGGAGATAAAGCCACCCAAGCGAAAACGCATCAAAGCCTGACTGCTTGAGTCAACAAGGTCATCATGATCGCCGTTGGGGAAGGAAGCTAACTCATCCATCACTTCCTCAGCCCAGCGGGTCTCAGGACACCAAACAATTCCAGAGGCAAATAAGTCTGAGATTGCGTTTACACGCGATATCTTATCGTTTCCTTTGCCCGGCGTATACTCTGACATAGGGATTCCCATCTTTCTCATCTCATAGATGAGCGGAGCACCGGCAGCTCTCTTCTCAACGATCAACGTATCTGGTTCCCATTCCCTCCACATCTCCAAAGCTTTGTGTTTTAGCTCAGGAAACTCCATGCGTGCTTTAAACGCATCAAGGAGGATGATGTTTGGCTTCAAATCACCGTGTTTGTTGGGATGTTGGAAGACGCCCCACGTTGTACAGGCTGAATAGTCGGCTCTATTGTTCTTTTCAAACGCAGTATCCCAAGATTGGATGATGTATTCACACTGCGGGGGTGAATCTTTCTCCCAAATCTGCCAATTCTCACGCTTAATGATTGCGCCTTCTTCGGAAGTGGGGTTCTGTTGGTACTGCGCTTCCCATTTAGAGACTGGAAGCTCTGATCTGAGGGCTTCTAGGGCTTGTTTAGACCAGAATCCGGGCCACAAAGGGTTCCCGTTGGGCATGATTGCGGGAAAATCAATGACTTCCCACTGATCTACGCCATCTTTAGCCGAATTTTTTTAGAATTTGACCGGTTAAGTCCCTCTTAGACCACCGGGTCATCACAATAATGA